ATTATATGAAAGAATGGGGATTTAAGTAATGCCATACTATATCAAGAAAAAGAAAACAGACAAACCAAAGAAGCGGCAAGCAAGCCAAGCAACTTTGGTAAAGAAACTGGATAAAGTCTTTAGTCAGTATATCAGATTGCGAGATGCTTTTCCTAACGGCACATTTCGTTGTATATCGTGCGGAAAGATAAAGCCTTTCGACCAATCCGACTGCGGTCATTACCATTCGAGAAGACACATGTCAACCCGTTTCGATGAGGAGAATTGCAATAGCGAATGTAGATTTTGCAATAGATTTTCAGCCGACCACCTCATCGGCTATCGTGCTAACCTTATCAGAAAGATAGGAACGCAAAGATACCAGCTACTTGAAGCGAAAGCACATCAGACAAAGAAATGGTCTTGTTGGGAATTAGAAGAACTGATTAAGTATTATTCAGTATTAGTGAAGAAATTGAGTGATGAGAAAGAGATAAGGATATGATGTACAAACTTCGTGACTATCAGCAAAAGGCTTCCGATACAGCGGTAGCCTTTTTTAATGACAAAAAAGCAAAGTATAACGCTATAATGGTGTTGCCTACGGGTAGCGGTAAGTCGCTTGTGATAGCTGACATCGCAAATAGACTGCAAGGACATACGCTTGTCTTTCAGCCGTCAAAAGAGATACTTGAGCAAAACTACAAGAAGCTATGCTCCTATGGTGTACTTGACTGCTCTGTTTATTCGGCTTCATTCAATTCAAAGAATGTAAGCCGTATCACCTTTGCAACGATAGGCAGCGTGATAAGACACACAGATGACTTTCAGCATTTCAATAACGTAATCATAGATGAGTGCCACTTTGTCAACGCAAAAGGTGGTATGTATGAAGAATTTATCAACGCTACTGAGTGTAAGGTGTTAGGGCTTACCGCCACTCCTTACAGATTAAGTTCAAGCAGCTTTGGTGCAATGCTAAAGTTCCTTACTCGTACCCGTCCATTGATATTTTCAAAGGTTATTTATCAAGTA